GCGACGACTGAAATCGAATCCAACTGAGGAGCCCAACAGACATGACCACCGCTTTGCAAACGCTGACCAACAAACTCGCCTCCCGCTTCGACATGGGGGATGGCACTGGCCTGACTACGATCCTGAAGGGGACCGCTTTCAAGGTCAAGGAAGGGACGGTTTCCGATGACCAGATGGCAGCCCTCCTCGTTGTCGCGAACCAATATGGCCTGAACCCCTTCACCAAGGAAATCTTCGCCTACCCGGACAAGAACAACGGGATCGTGCCGGTGGTATCCGTGGACGGATGGTCGCGGATCATCAATGAGCATCCGCAGTTCGACGGGATCGAGTTCCGCTACTCCGAAGCGACGCTCACCCACAAGAACAAGACCGCCCATGAGTGGATCGAGTGCGTGATCACGCGCAAGGATCGCCGCGTGCCGATTGTCGTCCGTGAATACTTTGACGAGGTGGTGCGCGCCCTGAATTTCGCAACGCCATGGGACAGCCATCCGAAGCGCATGCACCGGCACAAGGCCATGATCCAGTGTTCGCGGATCGCTTTCGGCTTCGCCGGCATCTTCGACCCGGACGAGGCCGAGCGGATCATCGAGATCAATCCTGGCGATGTCCAGAAGACAGCGCCCTCCGGGACGGTGATCGATGGTCGCACTGAGGTCGTTGAGTTCTATTCGCAAGTCGAGTTCGACAAGAACCTCCCCTCCTGGAAACAGTACATCGCAGCGAAGAAAAAAACAGCGGAGCAAATCATCGCCACCGTCAGCAGCAAGGCGCCGCTTACCGATGAGCAGAAAAAGACCTTGCGCGATTTTGCAGCCGCGCAGCCAGCAGAAGGCGAAATGACCGAGGCCGAGATTGCCGAGGCGCGCGCCAGAGAACTTGCAGAAGCAACCGCTTAATTGAGAGGACGCCATGATCATTCACAACGTTGAGCCAGGGTCGCCCGCCTGGCACGCCCTGCGCACCAAACATCACCGGACCGGAAGTGTTGCGCCGGCGATGATGGGCGTCAGCAAGAACGTGAAGCGGAACGAGTTGCTGCACATGAAGGCCACCGGCAGCGAGCAGGAGTTCTCCGATTGGGTGCGGGAGAACATCCTCGCCAAAGGCCACGAGTACGAGGCACTGGCACGCCCTATTGCCGTAAAGATCATCGGCGAAGACCTCTATCCGGTGACCGTTTCCGACGATGACGGCTACCTGCTCGCGAGCCTAGACGGCAAGACCATGCTTGACGACGTGATCTGGGAGCACAAGCAGCCGAATGCCGAACTGATGGCCGCAGTTCGCGCCGGCCTGTGTCCGGAGTACCACTACTGGCAAGTCGTTCAGGGCTTCGCCATCACCGGGGCCGAACGCTGTTTGTTCCAGGTGTCGGACGGCACCGAGGAAAACGAAGCCCACTGCTGGGTCGAGCGCAACGAAGACGACGTCGCTCGCCTGCGCGCCGCATGGAAACAGTTCGATGAAGACCTTGCCGCCTACGTACCACCCGAAGTCGTGCCGGCTGCCGTCGCTGCCCCGATCAAGGATCTTCCGGCGGTCATCTACAAGCGCGATGGCCTCGCGCTGACGTCGAACCTCGAAGAGTACAAGGTCGCTGCACTCAAGTTGGTCGAAGACTCGAAATTGCCGATGGTCACCGACCAGGATTTCGTGGATCGCATCGCCCTGTGCAAGAAGTTCAAGACCGCCGAGGAAACCATTGAACTCCTGCAGGGCCAAGTCGTCGGCGAACTCAAGGACATCAATGCGTTCTGCACGGGCCTGGGCGAGGTAGGCAAACTGATCCGGCAGGCCAGGCTGTCCGGCGAAAAGCTTGTCGAGGCGGAGAAGGAGAATCGCCGCTTGGCGATCATCAACGGGGCCAAGGCCAAGTGGGCGGAACACACCGCCGCCCTGAATGCGCGACTTGGCAAGCCCTACATGCCGGTGATCGCTGCCGACTTCGTCGCCGCCATCAAGGGGCTGAAGAACCTGGACAGCATGCAGAACGCCGCCGATACCGAACTGGCGCGCGCCAAGATCGAGGCCAACGCGGTTGCCGACAAGATCGACGCCAACCTCAAGACGCTGCGGACGTTGGCCGCGGACCATTCATTCCTCTTCGCTGACACGCCGCAGATCGTGCTCAAGGCGCCGGACGACCTGGAAGCACTGGTCAAGACGCGGATCGCCGAGCACAAGGCCGCCGAAGAGAAGAAGCAGGCCGAGGAACGGGAGCGCATCCGCCAGGAGGAACTGGCCCGCATCGAACGCGAAAACGCCGAACGCGCCAAGGCGGAAAAGGAAGCGGCTGAGAAGGCGGCCCAGCAGCAACCCACGGCGCCGACCATGGACAATGTGCCGGCTGCGGCAACGCCGGCAGCAATCGCTGAAGCCTTCGGACAGACCGCCGTCCCCGCCGCTCTGCCATCCACGGTCATCCAAGCCCCGCCACTGCACGCTGCCGATCCGTCAAACGTCGCCAAGATCAACATGGCGATCGACCCGGTGGCCCGCATCCGCCTCGGCGAACTCTCCGCCCTACTCGGCTTTGCCGTGACCGCCGATTTCCTGGCCGAGCGCGGCTTCCAACCGGTCGCCACCGACAAGGCAGCCAAACTCTACCGGGCCTGTGACGTGCCGGCGATCTGTGCCGCCATCTCCCGCCATGTCGCCAACGTCGGCAACAACTACCTGCTGAGGGCCGCCTGATGAACGCACCTGCTCAATCCGACATGCTCGTCATTCCCGACGATTCGAGCATCGCAAACCGCCTAATCTGCCGCGTCAATTCCGTGGCCATCAAGGCCGCCTTCCCTTTCATCGCTGAAGACGACGTGCGCTTCTATCTGTGCGGCGTAAACATCCGTCCTCTTGACGACGGCGGGGTCATGATCGTTGCCACCGACGGACACCGCTTCGTCATTGTCCGCGATCCGAACGGCTACGCTGAAACGGAAGTAATCGCCGCAGTCTCGAAGGATGCAATCAAGCATGCCGACGCAAAGGTGACCTTCGATGTCATGAACAACGGCTCGGCCGTCTGGAACGACATAGCGACGCAACCCGTGTTCGTCCAACCTGGGAAGTCGGTGATCAACGGAGATTTTCCGCGTATCGAGAGCGTGATTGACTGCACGGGCTATCTCGAAGGCATCAGCGGCGCGGTCAACATGAACTTCCTCGCCGACGTGCTGAAAATCAAGATGGGGACCAAGGCGCCGGCCATTCGGTTTTTCTCCCGTGACGAGGATTCGCCGCTTCTGTTCCTGCTCTCTGGGATCGGAGAAGTCGAGGTGATCGGCGGAATCATGAAGGTTCGCGACGCCTTGCAATGGCTGCCGACATGGTTGCCGCCGCGCGGTGAATTCAAGTTGCAGCAGGAGTCCGCATGAGGCGCATCTACATCAGCGGCCCAATGACAGGTTTGCCGGGACTTAATTTTCCAGCGTTCCACGCCGAGGCCGCCCGCCTGCGAGCCATCGGCTACGACGTGGTCAATCCGGCCGAGCTCAGCCCGGACCAGAACGCCAGTTGGCACCAGTGCATGCGCCGCGACTTGGCCGCCCTGCTGACTTGTGACACGTTGGCTTTACTTGAGGGATGGACCACCTCTGCAGGCGCCCACCTGGAAATGCACGTCGCCCACCGTGTGGGAATGGAGATCGTGATTGCGAGCGAGGTGATCGAGTGAACAAAGCGCTAAGTGGCGACGGGCAAGCGCAGCTTTAGCGCCGAGTTCGGCGCGATCGGGAGAGAGAAAATGGAACCTGAATTCACTGAATTGTCTAGAGCGGCGCTGCTGTGGGTGCTGTGGCATCACCAGGGCGGCAGCAGCCCCGTGGGGCAGCCGATCCGCTTTGCTCTCGGCATGGGTGCGCACGACCCACTGAGCGAAGAGCAAGTGCAGAAGGCTCGGAGGTGGGCGGCTCTCACGAAATCCGAGACGCGCGATTTTCACGGGCGCTGATCATGAGGAACATGTAGGTAACGGGCGGCGCGGGGCGGCCAGAAGAAAGCGCCCCGCTTATTTACGTCCCGTTGACCGGATTGTTAGCGGGCGCGGTAGAAGCGGAGAACACGATGACCAGAGAAGAATGGAAAGCCAGAGCAGCCACCCGGTACGCGGAGCGACTTGGCGTAACGGGAGACGAAGCGGGACGGCTGGCTCAGGAGCTTTACGACGGTCAAGACGGCGAGTTTTGCGAATACGCGAACTATGACCCTGAAGGATGCGCCGACGAGGACATTGCCGAGCGCTCCTGCGGCGAAGAGGACGACGAAGAAATGGACGATGCGACCAGGTACGCGGCGCTGGGCTGCATGTGACTGCTAACAACAGCGTAACCTGCAGCCGCGCGGAAGAGGATGAAGCGGAGTAGCGCCCCGCTTTCGGGCGTCAGGTTGACCGTAGAGTTAGAAGGCCCGACCACGAGACGAAAAGATGCGCGACCCCTATAAGATTACCGAGCCGACATGCATCAGCTTCAGCGGCGGACGCACCAGCGGCTACATGCTGTGGCGCGTGCTGCGGAGCAATGGCGGCCTGCCCGCCGATGCCACGGTGTGCTTCGCCAACACCGGCAAAGAGGAAGAGGCAACGCTGCGCTTTGTGCGCGACTGTGCCGAACGGTGGGGCGTACCGATTACCTGGTTGGAATTCCGCGACGATGACGCCGGGTTTGCCGTGGTGGATTTTGAGACCGCCAGCCGGGATGGCGAACCGTTTGAGGCGCTGATTCGCAAGCGGAATTACCTGCCGAATCCGGTGGCGCGGTTCTGCACAGTCGAGATGAAGATCCTGACCATTGAGCGGCACTTGAAGGCGAGCGGCTGGGACGACTGGGTGAGCATGGTTGGCGTGCGCGCCGACGAGCCGCGCCGAGTTGCCAAGATGCGCGCTGACCCGAAAGGCGGGCGAGCCAGTGCGACCCGAGCGCTGCCCCTAGCCGATGACGACATTGACGCAGCGCAGGTGGGCGCGTTCTGGCGGGCGCAGCCGTTCGACCTGGAACTGCCGAACATGAACGGCACGACGGTGCACGGCAACTGCGACCTGTGCTTTTTGAAAGGGGCCGGCCAAGTGTTGAGCCTGATTGCGGAGAAGCCGAGCCGGGCGACGTGGTGGGCGCGGATGGAAAGCAGCATCACGAACGCCAAGATCCAGAACGGCGGACGGTTTCGGAGTGACCGCCCGAGTTATGAGCAGATGGTGACGTTCGCCACAGCGCAGGCCGACGCTTTCGGCTACGAAGACGAAGGCATCGCATGCTTCTGCGGCGACTGACGCCTTCTAACGAATAGTTAAGCAGCGGCGCGAGGCTGGTTCAGAAACGCGCCCCGCTTAAAACCGTCAGCTTCATCGTAGTGTTAGGCTGGTTACTACAACGAGAGGAAAGATGATGTACGGATGCAGATCGCTGGACGATGACGAGCTCGTCGAAGAGGGCGACATCATAAAGGACGTTGAGGCCGGAGAGTACCGCGAGGTTGCCGTCGATTCGTTCGATGCGCTGGCCATCGGTCTGGATGCTGGCGCGGTGCGCAAGTGGGACAACGTCAACGATGTGCTGCGTCGGGTGTCGGTAACGTGACGCCTATCTTAATTATGGCCAGAGGGCAATATGAACTATGGCTATGTGAAAAAGTGGACGGGGCGCTATCCCCGGTTCCTGGGACCGGCCCGCTCTCTCTGCCGCCAGACTGGCGCGATGCGATCCGCGAGGCGGACAGGCAGCGCGAATTGTCTCGTGGGGCTGAATATGACGCCGCCTAACGAATAGTTAAGCAGCGGCGCGAGGCTGGTTCAGAAACGCGCCCCGCTTACGTTACGTCTGCTTCAACGTTTTGTTGGGCTGGTATCTACGGAGAAAGAAAATGTTTGTGATGATCCACGAGAGCGGCGACATGGTTCTATTGAAAGAACTGACTGATAACGACACCAATGCGGCAGACGACGGCATTGTCGATCTGCTGGATGTCTCAACCGCAGACAAGCCGCTGCGGTATTTCAATGGCGAGTGGGAAGAAATTGAATCCGCCTAACGAGTAGGTAACATGCAACCGCGCTGTGCGGTTGATCGAAGAAGCGCCCCGCTTCCGGTTGTCAGGTTGACCGGCATGTTGGGCTAGTGGATACAACGAAAGGAAAAGGCAATGGGAGTTTCGACAAACGGAGAGATTTTTTACGGGGTTGTCTTCGAGGAGGACTACGAATTTCCGTGGGACAAAGAGCATGACGGCGATATTGACGCCTGGTGGCTCTACGGAGTACATGGATTCAAGCATTCGTTCGAACTCTACGATGCGATGGGCAATTGCCTGAACGGCCGCGAGCCGAGCAGCGAGGAAAGCGGCCGCTACTTCGACGAAAGCCGCGCGTTTGTTGAAGCGCACCCGCTGCCGGTGGAGTTGGTGAATTACTGTTCCGGCGACTACCCGATGTACGCACTGGCGGTTCCAGGCACCGTTATTACGGCGCGACGCGGCTACCCCGCAGAGTTCGACCCGGCCACGCTGACGGTAAAGATGGAGCAGGTCGATGCGCTGAGGGAGTTCTGTGCCGACCACGAAATTGAGTTTCCAAAGGAGCCCGCGTGGCTGCTTACCAGCTGCTGGGACTAGCACATAACGTCACGGTAAGCGGCCGCGGCGCTCTCACGGTTGAAGAGACGCCCTGCTTACCTTACGTCGCGTTGACGCAAATGTTAGGCATGGAGGCGACGATGTTTGGCGACCCGAACGACGCTAGAAGCTACGAAGACTGGATGAACGACATGGCGACCAACAAACCACAACGGATGCCACGAGGCTGGCAAGCGCAATACCAACTGCGCTGCGACTGCTGCGGGAAGTTTGTTCGACCGGGCGAACCGGGCGGCAGTTGGGTGATGGTGCCGGGGACGGACTGGAACGCAGAAGACGAGCGCGAACGCTGCCCGGCCTGCACCGAAAAACACGGGCAAGCGCGCTGTGGGCTTGGGTACGTTGAACACCTGTGCTGCGGCATGAATGCGATGCCTAACGTCTGAATTAACCGGCACGCCGACCACGAAACGAACAAGGAGAGATGATGATGATGATGATGATGCAAGAACAGATTGAAGGCGCGCAGAGCGAGAACGAGGTGCTGCGTAATGCGTTGCGCTGGCGCGAGCCTGATGAGGAGCCGCGCGAAGGACAGGAGGTGTTGGCGGTGATCTACCCGTACAACAACACGAGCAACCGCATGAACATCGTTCATGCGCGCTACTGCGGCGGCAAGTTCGTGGATGACGCGGACGGCAGAGACCTGCACCCGGCGCACTATTGGATGCCGGCGCCCGTGATCCCCGGGGCCTAACGTGGGAGCTAAGGCGCCCACAGCGGCGGACAGGCTGTGCCGCTGTGGGTCGCCCTTGAGCGACAGGTTAGGCCACGCTGTGGCCGGAGCGAGACGATGGCAACACACCAACGATGCGAATGGAACTGCGGCAGCACTGCCTGCGATGCGCCGAAACGACCGCCTCTCGAAGATGGCCCAGCAATCAACCTGGGCCGCTACGCTGGCACCTATGGCGGCTACACGACGGAACCGCCGAAGCCGCGAACCTTGTGGCAACGCTTCCAAGCGTGGCGCGAGCGCACCGGGTTCTTCATGGACGGCCGCGATGGTGGCATGTGAACGGGCCTAACGCTTAGCTGTGGGACCGCTGCGCGCGGCATTTACTACGGAGCGAAGGCCGCTGTTCGGCGGCCCACTCGAAGCGCCTGTTAGGTGCATTGCGGAGAAAGAACATGGTGTTGAAACGAAGCATTGAGCAGTGGCGCGGCTGTGATCCGGAGGCAATGGCGTACCACCTGAGCGAGGCGGCAATCATGTACGCCTTCCGTGACGCGAAGGCCGACATCTTGGCGCTGAATGCGGAGAACGAAAGGCTGCGAATGTCTATCAGCGATTCGATGATTGATTACGTTGAGAAATCGCATGGTATACGCCGTGACCATAAAGGGCGCTGGTGGGTTGAACTTACAATCAATACGACGCTCGGAGGGAAAAAGTCGCTGCGGGAGACAATTTATGCGGCAATGAAAGAGCGGCCTAACGAGTAGGTAACCGGCACCGGCGAAGGCCGGTAATTACAACGCAATGCCCTGCTTACCGGTGTCCGCGTTGACCGGATTGTTAGGCGGGTAACTACGGAGAAAAATATGCAGAGCAATGAAAATTTTGAATTTGACGCAATATGCCTTGGTGCCGTTGGACTTACCGCGGCATGGCGGCGCCACAAGGTTGACGTGAAGAGAAGGTACGGGCCGATGCTGATTATCAGCCAGTGCTGCACTGTCGATGAAGGCGTGTGCCTTCCCGCCTCTGACGTAACCGTTACCACGGTGCAGGGATTGCTCGCTCTGCGCGAAGCAATCGACGAGGCATTGCGCTATGACAGGCCGGAACAATCGACGCCTAACAAATAGTGGACATCAATCGCGACGTCTACCCTGGCGCATGACGTCTACTCTGGAAACGGCGTCACGAGAGATCCTTGCGGCGCAAACGACTTGGCAAATGTGGCAGAGAGCAACTCAATAAACAACCGAGAAACACGGCAATGAACGAAACAACCGATGACCGCGTGATCTGGCGACAGGATCTCCAAGTGCAAATGCATGTCTGCTCCGAGACCATGCGCCGCTACATCCGCGACCACAAAGTGCCGCCGCCAGACGTTGCAATCAGCCGGCAGCGGATGGGCTGGCGGCTCTCCACCCTGCGGGCCGCCGGGATCAACCTGGCGTGACCTGTGTTGCCTCTTTGCCCTCACAGGCATCCAGCCAATCCGCCCACGCCTGCAACATCGTCCGCCTCTCGGCCAGGTACTCGGCGCGGTTGTACGTTGCCCGGATGCGGTCCTCTGGCATGTGCGACAACTGCCGCTCGATGGCATCGGCGCTATATCCGCGCTCGTTGGCCCAGGTACTGCCGATAGTCCGCCAGCCGTGTCCGGTCAGTCGCCCCTTGTATCCGATCCTATGGATCAGGTAGAGGATCGCGTTCTCTGACATTGGTCGATCAATCCGCCGGTCGCACGGGAACACATAGGGACCACCGCGTGATCTGGCGCGCATCTCCCTAATAACAGCAATCGCCTGGCGTGGCAGTGGCACGACATGGCCGCGGCCCATCTTCATCCGGCCATCAGGAAGTCGCCAAAGCGCATCCGCCTCGTCAATCTCCTCCCAACGCATCATGCGAAGTTCCGCCGTCCGACTCCAGGTATAAGCGAGGAGACGGCAGGCAAGCACGGAATTCAGATCGCGTTCAAGGCGCAGTCGGTCAAGAAAGGCCGGAACCTCGTTCAGTTCGAGCGCCGCGAAGTGCGTAACCGCCGCCTTCGTGAATGCCTTTTCCGGGCGAATGAGCGCCGCCGGGTTGAGCACCGCATAGCCGTGCTCGACAGCCCAATCCCATACCTGCCCTGACCACATGCGGACCTTGCGTACATAGTCGTGCTTTCCGGAAGCATCCATCTTCCGCAGTTCATCCAGCAACTCGTCGCGGGTGACGCTGCCGATCTGGCGCTCTCCCAATACGGGGTAAAGGTGCATTTCCAGGCCGCGCATAACATTGGCGCGGTAGGAATCGGAGATGTCCTTGCGCCCTCCCCAATACTCCTGCGCCGCCTGTTTGAGCGTCACCCCCTTGCGCATTGCTTTGCGCGGAGCCATAGGGTCGCCACCATCGCGCAGAGTGGCCTTCAAGGCATCGCGCTTGATCCGCGCTTCGGCCAGCGATACTTCCGGGTATGGCCCCAGGCTCATGGTCTGCTGCTTTCCAGCGAGGCGGTAGGCAACGCGCCAGGTCTTGGCGCCAGAGGGGCTGACGAAGAGATGCAGACCGCCGCCATCAAATAGCTTCTGCGGTCTGTCGGATGGCCGGACAGCCTTGCATTTGCTGTCGGTTAGCTGATTTGTAGGCATTTTGGCTCCCGGAGCGATCCGATACCAACACCGATGCCTACAGACTGCCCGTGTTGAGTGGGCGTTTTACGTGGCGGCCTGTGGGGAGTGGTTGGCGTAGTGATCGCCGAAAGCCGCTATTCTACTTGCGCTTTGGCTGTTTTTGGTGGTCAGTCGTTGCCTATGTCGCGCCGTCTCTGGCGGATGGGGTGGGTGCCACACATAATGAATAGAAGCGGTTTTCGGAGATGAGTTTTACCCGATGCCGTCAAAAATGCCTACAGGCTCGCGTTGCACCATCCGAGGAAACGGACAGCGCAGAGATAGCAAGTTCCAATGCTGCGCCACGGGCAGCAGAACTCGATTGCTCCGGGAACGGATGCCTCCCTCCGGTGCTGTGACCGGTACTCAACGATCCAGATCACCTTGCCCACGGCTCATTCGCCTTTCCGCCCCCGAATGCGGTCAGCCAAGGCGCCAACAATTCCGCCTTCAGAAACCCCGGAGGCTGACCGCTTGTCTTCGCTGCGCTTCCACACCGCCACGCCAAGGACTGTCATCGCGTACATCCAGTGATCAGCTAGGGCACGAATCATCGCCGTGACCGCGTTGATCACATCGGAAAGCTGCTCGTGGTGCCACAAGGCGACATAGACCAGCAAGCCGCAGAAGACGAAGCCCTGGAGCGTCCATGTCAGTGCCGCGGCATAACCGAAACTCGGACGCCAACGGCGGGTATAGGTGTCGCCACTCGCCAACTCGGCGCGCATTGTCTCGTTCACGGCCTTGAGGCGTTCGGTATCCTGGGCATAGACAGCCAGTTGGAAGTCCATGACGGCCTTCTGCATCTGGATCATCAGGACCGGATCGGCCTTGACCGCCTTGATGGCGTCGTCAGGATCATCCTGACCGGTGAGCGCCTTGGCGACGCCAACCACCTTGTCGGCAGCGGCCGCGGCACGATCGCCGAACAGTAGTCCGGTGAGCCCTGGAATCATCGGTGCCAACTTGAGTGCTGCAGCAATCAGTGGAGCCATGTCAATTCACCCTATTGAGCATCCAGCCGTAAACAAATGTCTCGTTGGCTGATCGCCTCTGAGACAGGTCGATATAACGCGCTCCCTGCAGGCAGTTAAGCGTCCGGACCAACACGCGCTCTCCTTCCATGCCACGCCACGCCAGGAAGGCACGCAGAGCGGACAAAGTCTTTGCACCGACATCTCCATCCTCTTGGATGTCTGGATAGCGAGTCCCCTGCATGTTGAATGCATTCAGCGCGAGTTGGAGGAATTCACTTGCCTTGCCAACACCACAATTGACGCCGGTGTCGAATAGCTCAATAGCGATCGCCGGAGACAGCGTAGCCACTTGGTCAAATCTCGGGCCTGTCCAATAACGCTTGCGATAGATTGCCTTGGCGGTTTCCACTGGGAGATCACGCATGGTTCCCATGTACCCATTCTCTCGAGCAACGATTGCTGTGATTCCGTACATGGTCTCGCCGCCAGAGTCATCAGGATCGTTGGAGTAGCCGCCTTCCCGCTTGATGAGGGCCACCAATTCGGCCTCAAGGTCAAAAGCCATCGCGTCTATCATTTTTTCACCGTCTTGATCGGAATCCACAACCGCCGATCAAGCCCGCAGCGGCCATGGAAATGGCTTACCGTCTCAACAGGCTTGACCACGATGTCGCCGTTACAAAGCTTCCCGCCGTAGGAATCGACCTTGTGGCCGCAGTTACCGCAGTGCTTCTCGGCGGTCGGAATATCCTTGATCTTGCTCATGTCGCTCCCCTTGGCGGTTCCTGCGATAGTTTCGCAACTGACTGACTCCTGCGGTCGCAGATCAGCAGCACAGCAACGCCGGTGGCAAGCAGGACTTCTGGCAACCGCGGGACGCCGCCGGTAAAGACCAGGCCAATAGCCAAGAGCCCACCGGCGGCGATCATGTAGATTGCGACGCGGATCATCAGCGGAGTCCGTGGGCACATACTGGCAAGGGATGGTTCGGTGCGTACAACGATGACCGACGAGGCGGCAAGCATCCCCATCTGAAGCAGCATGTCGATCATTTGGTCATCTCCTGTGCTTTGCGGTCCGCAATTTGGGTGAGCCTTTTCCCGATGACAGTCCATGCCAGCAGGCCGACAATGGCGGCGATCAGGTATTGCAGTAGTGCCCCGGTTACTGCCGGCGGCCATGCCGGCAACGACGTCAGGCCGGCGACGATAACCGGAGTCGCCCAGGCGGCAACAAACCCGGAAATCATCGAAACGCTAACCCGGCTCAGAACGCGCATTGACGGCAGGTAGCTGAGTTGCCACCACCCGCCAATAACGCCACAGGCGAACAGCATCGGATGAATTCCGGTCGCCACACCGAATACAGAGATGCCGGCCGCGGTAATCGCAAAGATCCCGCTCGACGTTGGTTCAGCCATGATTCCCCTTACCTTTCTTGTTGAGCTATCGGAGATACACGCTTCTCTCCCATCGATCCTTGCAGATCGTCCCGGCGCATGACTTGATCGCCAGGGGAAGCCATTGCAGATTCCAGACGGCATCACAACCACCGTTGGCCAACGGGAAAATGTGATCGATTGCCCACCCCGGGCAGGCACCGGAAAACTCCTTGGTGGCCGGGCAGGCATAGAGCTTGCGGAAGACGCGGAGGACATCGGCGCGACGGCGAATCGATCCATCGGCATTCCGCACCGGATCGCCGCAGTAGCGGATCTCAACCAGCGGATCGGGGCCGGCATGGGTAACCGCAGCCACAAGCAGCAGGAAGATGCACAGGGCAACAAGGGTAAGCGTTCTGATCATCACAGTTCCTTTCAGACGTCAGCTGTCTCGCGCACCCAGTTCGTGCCGTCGCAGTAGATCCGTGCGCGCTTTCCGTTGGCCACCGTGACGCCAGTCCCCGTGGCGCCGATGTACTGCAGACTTTGAGCCCCCGTGGTGCCGTTGTAGACCGCCAGACCAAGCCCCTTAGCCAGCGGCAGTACTACGTTCCTGGTGGCGGTCAGCGTCACGGCGCTGGTGACCTCCAGGATCTTGGTGCGGGACTCGGCGGCCGTCAGCGTCACGTTGGCATCGCTGGCCATGGACTTCGCTACCAGGCTCGGGAACAGTTCAGCAGCCCAGCTCCGATAGTCGGTGTAGTCGGTGACAGTTGAAGTACCGACCGCGCACTGATACAGCGGAATCTGCCCGGCCGTGAACCCCGTGGTATTGAAGCTCACCACCCCAGCCCGCGTCGCTTCGACGTAGCAGGTGGAAGAAGCCGTCAGGGTCAGTGTGCTGTTGCTGATCGAAGTCAGTACGCCATCAACGAGCACCTTGCCGCCGTAGTAGCCCCACACCCGCCCAGAGCAGGCGGTGGCGTGGCGACCGAACAGCGTCGCAGGCGAGGCCGCGTCGATGAGTTCGTTGGCGCGCTGCTCCTTGCCTGCGTCTCCGGATGATAGAACGTCAAGGTTTGTCGTCTGGTTTGCCATTTCTCACCACTCCACTTTGCCGGCACCAGCGAAGCCGCGGCCCACGGTCGCAGACAACTGGTAGGCGTTATAACGCAGCGGGTTCGGCACCGCGCTGACCGGATTACTGACCATCCACGTGTCCGTCACTTGCCCAGCGAGCAGAGTCCTGGCGTCTGCGAAAATGGCATAGACGGAGGTGTTGACTGTCCATCCGCCGTAGGTACCGCCACCCCCTACCTTTGTCCAGGAGGCGCCGCCCCACCGCCACACGCCGTCCGTCGTGCCGCCGTAGGTGGCGGCAACCAACGCACCGCCGCATATGGCCAGCAGGACGTTCGCCGATGTCCAACTGCTGTTGACTCCGTCCCCGCCGATCTTGGTCCAGGCAGAGCCATTCCAAGACCAGCACTCGCCGTCTCCGCTGTCAGAACCGAGCCCTGCGTACAGGTTGGAACCGTCTGAAGCCAAGCCGGTCACCACTTCGTAGCCAGTCGTCCATCCGCTGTTCAGGCTGTCCCCGCCTACTTGGGTCCAAGTGCCATCAGCGTTGCGCCGCCAAACCTCGCCGTCCCCAGTGGAACTACCAAGCCCGGCGTATAGCAGGCCGCCGTGGACACACAGCGAGGAGACCTGCTCGTAGTTTGTGTTCCAGCTGCCACCCAGCCCGTCGCCGCCGATCTTGTACCAGTTGTCTCCAAGCGCCCAGACCTCAGCGTCTCCCGCGCTGCCTCCGACCCCGGCGACCAGCTGGTCGTTGAGCACGGCCAAGCACAGCACATCGATCTTGCCGGCATCGTTCCAACTGCTATTGACGCCATCGCCGCCGATCTTGGCCCAAGAATTTCCGTCAAAGGCCCAAAGCTCGGCGGTAGTGGAACCAGAGGAGCCGATGCCGGCATACACCTTGCCGCGGAACGCGAGCAAGCAATTCACGCGGCGGTAGGTCTCTGCGGCCCACGACCCATTCCTGCCGTCGCCGCCCACCATCTCCCACGTCTGCCCGCGGAAGCGCCACACTGCAGCAGCGCTTCCGCTGGTGGCGCTGAGGCCAGCATAGATGTCGTCGCCGTCTTTCAGGAGAGATGAAACCTTGGTCACGGTCGCGTACGTGGAGGCGTAAGACGTCGATCCGTCCAGGGTAGCTATCTGCAGCCAGTCCGGCGCCGTGAAGTCCGTTGCTTGATTTGCCGCGCTGTAAGTGGCAGCCGGTGAGGTAAGACCAGAGATGGTCCTGGCAACCGTGCCGTCAAGCCGCAGGATATCCACCTCGTAAGCCTCGGTAGCCTCAACCATCGAAGCGTCGACGTAGTCCATCCACGCACCGCCACTGCGCGTCCGGCGAACGAACGTCAGCGCGAAGTCGCCGTTTGGCTGCAACGTCCCAGCGACCAACGACGGGGCATAGGGTCTGAGAACGTTGGCCGCATAAGTGAAGACGAATGGACTTCCCGGAGACGTCGAGCCAAGTGACGTTGCGCGGTACAAGCGCTCCACGCCGTTATCGGAAACGTCTAATGCCGCCTTGACGACCGCAGACATGTTGAGGAATACCACAAGGTCGCCTGATGAGTGTCCGGCGGTCATGTGCTCTGTACCACGCCGGCCGCGCAACCACCCAGTAAGTGTCCACGACCCATCGACCTCCTGGAAAGCCGATGTGTATTGCGCCAATTCCCATCCATCGCTGCCACTGCGGATTGCAACTGCATTGCCCCCATTGAGAACGTTGGTCTTGGATAGCGTCTCAAGCATGCCGTCGTTGACGAGCCGCACATTCAGCAAAGAGGACTCATCGAATACATTGCCGCCATGCCAATCGGGCATAGCGTTGGTAGCCGCACCCCAAACCACATCGCCAGAGAGCGCAGCAAGATCAAGGTAACTGGACCCGCCGTCCGGGCTGCGCTTTACAAGCGCGCCGTTCCAGGTGGTAAAGCCCGGGTATCCAGAGCCTGCCAGATAGATTCCGCTGCTATTCTGAGAATCGATAAGAGCTGGCGTATCTATGATAAATAGCGCGGTCGGGCTGAGCGTATCAATCGTCTGCGGCGTCACAGGCGACGACACGCCAGCGGCTGTCTGCGTATAAACGGAAGCGTCCTCAGTCACGCACTCCCAGAAGATAAGAGAACCCTGCTCGCTCTTCTTGGTGATCCTGACCAAGTATCCATTCACTACTACAACGTCAGTAGGCTCGATACCAGCGTATTTGTGTGTGGTGATGAATTTTCCGAGTGTCCGCCCAGTCCAAGCGTTTGACATCAACGTCTCGACAGTTTGTTTTGCCTTGTCGTCGGACAAAACCATGGGCAGTTCAATCTTAACCTGCTGTTGAGTAGCAACCGTCGTGCGGGTTGCGGACTGCTCGCCAACCTGATAGTCCTGATTACGACTTGCATATGTGACGTGGACTGCCTTTGGAAGGTCCCACTCTTGAGCTCTGGTGAGCGTTAGAACATCCGGCAACTCTGATCCGTATTCCCTAGCGGCCAGATCATCTTCTGTAATAGTGGCCACAGACGCTCCGCCACGCGGAACGTATTTGATAGTTTGCCCTGTCTCCGTGGCATCAAAGAAATAGGCGGTGCGCAAAGGCTCAATACCGGAGCGCGCTGCTGTCTGGGTCGTCAGGAAGAAACCATCAACAGGAATGCCAGCTAGCCTACTGACATCAATCTCTCCTGGTGTGAGGCCAGCGCGCAAATTTATGTCCCCAACAACATCGGATAGGTCAGCGGCCGTTGGGTCCATGCGATCCAGAGCCCAACGCCGTAACACTTGCCGCCCAAGCGCCGCCACATAGTCCAGTGCGAACAGGTAACCGGCCCCCGGGAAGGCCACCACGTCGACGCACGAAGAGCAGCTGAGCGTCTTGTATGTGGAGCCATCCTGCAGGCGGATGCCGACTATCTGGCTCGGTGCGGCAGACTTCCACACCCACATGACATCACGGTCTGGGTCATAGAAGATGTCGTCTGGCGCGAACGGGAGGGCTATCTCGCGTGTGATCGAAGCCCAGAACCCGGAGATGTCGACCTCCTGCAGCCGCCACGGCTTATTGGCGAGGTCGGTAAGGTCCGGCGTGAACACGCTCCAGAGGACGTGACGGTTGCGGTCATAGACCAGTGATGCGCGGTAGCATTTGTCGTTGCGAAAGTACGGCGGCGTGGTGCCGGTGTAGTCTGCCCAGTATTCCTCCCAGCGCCCGCGCAGGTCGTTCCACAGGAAGATGCTGCCAAGTGCGTACTTGTCAGGCGCCGATCCGCCATAGTCCGACAGAAGAAACATGTTGCTGATGACGTTAGGGTCCTTATTCGGTGCGAACGCCACCTGGTTCCGGCCTGGGCGCATGTTGTGAATGGAGTCGAACCCGCCGCCAAGAGGGTAAGGCCACTCGCCAACGATGCCGAAGATGTCGGAGTTCCAGTTGAAGTCGTACTTGTACGCAAGCTCTATGTCGAACTTTGAGATATACCCGCCGTTGATTCCCTCGGCCACGTAGACGTACGGCTGATACGGATCTGCGAAAACGTTGACGATGCCGGCGTACGCCGTGTTAGACCTGGGGGACGGGCGCGTCCAATAGACCTGCCCCGTGGCCATGTCGATGCGCTGCCAGTAGGTCTGGTTCCAGACGAATACCGACCGCCGCTCGTCGTGCATGGCGAACTGCGAGTCGCGGAAATCGGTGAAGAACGGGTATTGTGGGTAATCCAACTGGTACCCGACCCTGGCTATGTCCGTGCCGCTGACGTCCTTGCGCAGTACTGGGTTGACGGCGTCCCTGGTCTGGAGCCAAACCTCGTTCATGAAGTTGTTCCTGGCCAGGTAATTGCCCATATCCGTGGGCGTGTCGTACGTGGTCAGGTAATCGCCCGTGCTGCCGAGCGCGACGACCTCGAACGTGAAGTTCGGCAGGGTGTTGCCGTAGTCCGTGAGGTCGAAGTCTTGGAACACGACGTAGGCGCGGCCACGGTACGCGGGAACATTGCCTGCGCCCAAGTAGGACTCAATCACCGGGTCGGGCGGTTGAGTCATTGTTCCGGTGTAGTACGTCAGGTGCAGAGAAGCGGCATTGACCGTTGATACGACGGTGGCTGTGATGGCGTTATACGTGCCGTCGTACTCCACCACCGGACCAATGTTGTCTATGGAGACATCGTAGATGAGCTTGCCGTTCGCCCAGATACGCCTGATGCCGTGGATCTCATTGCCACACAGGCCGATGGCGCAGGAGACGGTGTAGTAATAGCTCTCCGTATCCTGGCTTGGGCCACCACCTTTGCCACCGCTATTTGTGACTACCTTGTGCTCTTGAATATCGGCGGACCAGATGACGTTTCCAGCCAAGCGAACAGCGCCCCCATACACGATAGGAATGCTCTGTCCGTAAGATGAGTTCTGTACCTTACGGTCATCAAGTCGTGGACCGTATATGGTAGGAAGGGTTGGTGGATCGGCGATACCTCCAGCAATCATGCCGATCTGGGCGCCGTAGAGAGCGCCAGATGGTCCACCGGCATAGAACCCGATGACAGCACCAACGACGCCGCCGAGAAGTTGGCCAGCTGAACTCATTCCGTCACCCCACGGAAGGAATACGCAGCCACAACGCGACTGCGCCAGAGGTGGTCAAGAACATGCTCAACGACGCATCGATGTTGCACTGATGCATGGATAATCCCCAAGTCAGTGACAATCACCAGATGCTGCGGCTCACGTTGGACTCTGGTCCATAGAACGTCGCCGACTTGCCACTCACCAGAAACACGATCCATATGTTCTTCAAGGGTCTTGCGCATCTCTGCCGGATCAGGCTGCCTCACGTAGTTCCTAGTGTCGAACTCGCTGAGCCCAAGCCTATTGGCGACGCAGATGACCAGACCTGCGCAATCCACACCATTGAGCGTGCGGCCTTGGTGCTGCCATCTGACGCCGAGATATTCCCTGGCAGTGGCGACAACTTCATACCTGGCAACCACGTCAGCGACCCCCAACGTCAAGCATCTTGTCGATTCCAGGAAGGTCTGGCTCGCCTTGGAAGTTGATAAGATTTCCGAACTTAACCTTGCATCCGCCAGCAGCACGCGCCGACTTATTGCAACCAGAAAGAATGGAAAATGTGTCTCCAATTTCTAGCGCATATGGCATTCCGAGTTTGAGCGTCACCTGTTGGGTGGCGGAAACGTAATCCTTGACCTCCATCGACAAACCGACGTTTGCCCCGGAGATCCACGTAATCTTCCCGTGCTGGAAATACGAATCCGTCGGTGCGCCAGTGGTGGTCGGCGTCAGCCGAACAGTTGAGCTTCCGAGATTGGTAGTGAATACGGCCGTAGAAGTCGCTGTTGATACAGTTCCAGAGGCCGTGTATTCAGTCACATCCTTGGTGCATCGCGCATCACCGAGTTCAGCCCGGCATGATGCTGAATAGAGCTCTCCGATAACCTGTTGGAGAGCCTGCATGAGCCCGCGAAGTTCAGCGACGAAGATACCGTCCTTGAGCGTCAATTCGCCAAGTCGGCCATGTCTAAGAATGTTTTTACCGGCGGTCAAATCGAGATAATTAACCTCGAAAATCTCGATCTCAGCGTGATCCCACTTTCCAGCCAGGACATCCGCTTCGGTAATAGACGGCGACATGATCGCGCCTTCAAGATCCAGGTTGTCCACCGACAGATCGTCTGTCGTCTCGATCGCGCTGGCGGTATATCCGGCCATAGCCATATAGGTCACGCCGTCGATTACCAACTCATCGTGGTAATCGGTGAAGCCGAGAACCAAGCCGCTCTTGAGAGTTGCTTTCCAGCACGTGCAGATCGTGGTGACTTCCTGCGAGAAATGCGTATTGAGATCTGCGGGAATGGCCTTCATGCCCGAATCTCCACAATCGGGATAGAGTTCCATCCATAGATTTGCCCGGCGTCCCTGTGCCCTTCCAATTTGTCGGTATCGAAGCGACATGGCACGTCGAATTCGCAGGAGACCTGCAGAACATCGGTGATTTGCGGGAAGACGCTGATCGTTCCTCCCGATGTCCGTGCTGAATAGGCAGTCCCGTTGATTCCAGAGAGATCGAAATAGTCGGTTGCCGCATTGGCGACGGTGAAGGTCAGGCCATTGACCTGCGTCATGCCAACCACGCCGGAGAGATACGCCAAGGAACCGTTCGCGCGACCATGGGCGGCTGAATAGACCCGTACCGGATTGGTCTGGGTGATCCCGTACTTGATCGCAGAGGCCCCGGAGGTGTAGGCGGTGTAGCCGGTCCCGTTGATCCCGGAGAGCTCAAAGCCCTTGGTGGTCTTGTTGGCGACGGTGAAATACAGGTTATTGACCTGCGTCATGCCGCCGACCGTCTCGAGCTTGACCAGATCGCCATTGACGAACGTATGGGCATCGGCATGCACCCACACCGGGTTGGTCTGGGCGATGCCGTAGCGGGTCGCTGTGCCGCCGGAGGAATAGGCCGTGTAGGCGGTAGTGTCGATCCCGAGCGAGTAGGTATTCGCGTCAATGACCGTCACCGTCGCGGTGACGCCGTTCAACTGCGTCATTCCGACGATTCCGGAATGGGTGATGCGGTCGCCGGTGGTAAAGGTGTGGCCTGTTGCCGTCACCACGCCAGGGTTCGCCTGGGTGATCCCGGTGATCGTTTTGGCCACGTTCGCATCGACCGCCTTGACCACGTTTGCATCGATGGTCTTGGTCACGTCCGGTTGAAAGGTGATCAGCCCGGTGGTGGTGTCGATGGCGATCTGTCCGGCGCCGGCCCCTACGGTCAAGGGAGTGTCATTTCGATAGCCGACCACGGTCCCGGCCACCGGCTTGCGGATGGCGCGAATTTCCGACAGGGCGCCGGCCGCGTAAAGCTTGCCGATCTGGTAAGTAGAACCACCGTTACCAACTCCGGTGCCAAGAACGCCATCCGCCTTGGCAACCTGGTAGTCGATCCAGTCCTTGAAGCGGAAGCCGTGCGCTTTTCCTTTCACCGAACGGAAGAAGGCAAAAAGGACTTCCATTTGCGCGCGGGTACGTACAGCATGGGATGCGTCCCATCGACCGCGTGATTGAGACCAGTTGCTGTTTCGTTGCTCAAACCCTGAGCGAACAACGATCACCGTTGTGCTGTACTCGGGGCCGCCAACTACGCCAGAAGAGATGTCATCCGGGAAGCGCGGGGTTTCTAGGAAGGCCATCTACATGTTCCTCCGAGCCCGAGCGATGGCTCTCTGTGCCGCGACAGCCACTTGCCCGCGTGAAGCTGCGAAAGACCGCGCATCAGGAGAGGTGATGTTCATCACCACGCGGACCTCACCACCGCCCCAGTTCACCTTGTTGTTGGGGGTGACGTAGCCGTTGCCGCCCATGCGGACGATTTCAGGGCCCTTCTCGCCGACGAGGTAGGTGTGGCCGGCGGAGACAGGGCCGCCTTCGGCCCGCATCTGAAGCCCGTTGAATGTGCCACCGGACGATCCTGTAGAGGCAGATCCAGCTCCGAAGAGAACGGAAAAGAACGACTCCCAATCGTTGCCAGAGCCGCCCAAAGAACCAAGAAGGCGGCGTGACAGATCCGCCGCAATGGCCTGGGCGATCATCCTTTGGATGACCTGACCAAAGTCCTGCAGCATGCCCTTCAGGCCCTTCGAGAATCCGTTGAACAGGTTCTCGGCGAAGATGTCCTCAATCTGTTTGGCGCCGCGGCCGGCAAGGGATGCCAGTTCCTTGATCTCGGCGGCGCGCTCTTCGAGTTTCGGGCGGTTCAATTCCGCGCCTTTTAGCCGCTGCAGTGCGCTGATCTGCTGTTCGATGAGGAACAGTTCGGCTTCCTGCCCTTCGGCACCGCGCGCCACCTCGGCGGCGGCCTCTTTCTTGGCGATGATCTCGTCGTAGCGCTTCGCGGTCAGTTCCGCGATCTGCTGCTTTGTCATGCCGATGCGGGCGTTTTCCTCTTCCTCCGCCTTGGCCTTCAGCAACAGCGCATTGGCCTCCTCGCCGAGCGAGGCGGTAAAAGCCTGCTGGCTCTTCAGACGTTCGTCGGCGACTTTGGCGCGCTCCGTCTGCGCTTTACCGACGGCCTCGCCCATGCCCAGGCCGGCTACGGTGATCTCCCCGCGCAGTTTGTCCTGCTCGCCTTTGTCCTTGGTCTTGGCGATCTGCTCCTGCAGCAAGGCGACCCGCTTGAGGTAGCCGCGCTCCTGCGCCGCCAACTCCTGATCGATGCCCTCTTCTTCGGTGATCAGACGTTGCTTGACGCGATCCTTGATCAGCGCGACTTCGGTCTTGGTGAATTCCTTCTCAACGGACAGTTGGGCGGCAAAGGATTGGGCGATGTCGTTGTTATTGCTTTTCTTTTCCTTGAACTTCTCATTGATTCCATCAACCGTCTGCTTATAGGCGGCTGCGTATTCAGCTAGCAGTTTTTGATCGCCGACAGCGCCAGCGATGGCCCGCTTGTAAATTTCTTCGGCCTTGGCGAGTTCGTTCCTCTTCTGCACCTCTTTGGTCAGGTACTTGTCGCGTTCCTTGAACAACTCAATTCCCGCTGCATTTCCAGAGGCCAGATCCTTGTCCCTGGCCGCGCCACGCGATTCAAGTCGTGCCTGTTCTTGGAGGTTCGACTGCGTAGCGCGCGCCTCATCAAGAGCACGCTGAGTCTGGCCGGCTAGGAAGTTGTTCAGCAAACCTCCGCCGGCCTCCTTCTGACGCGCCAGGCGAGCCTGCAGAGCGGCGATCTCGTCAGACGTCTCGCGCAGCTTGTCCGTAACCGACTTCGTCCGGCCAACGTCGAGCATGGAATCCCATGCCGCTTTGGCTCCATCCTTGACAGCGATCCATGCCTTTTCAAGGCTGCCGAGATTCCCGGTGATTGAACTGCTGCGCTCGACAAGCGCATCCGCCCATGCTTTCTGGGCGAGCGCAGCGGCATCTGTCGCCCGCCCTTGGTCTTCCAGCGCCTTGATCTGCCGGTAAAGCTCCGCCGTCAGGTAATGCGCCTGCTCATTGAGCTTGATCGACGCTTCAACGGGGGATCGGCCAAGTTCCTCGAACTGCTTGATGGTTTCCTTGATGGATTGGCCGGTGGCGCGCTCCATGCGGATGGCAGCTTCGGAGATGATGCCGATATTCGCGGCAGTGACCTTGCCGGTGGTCACGATTTGCCCAAGCGCCTCGGCCACTGCTCCGCGGGTCGCGCCGGTTGCCTCGGCGACCCCGCGCGAAATGTCCTGCAGTTTGCCGGTCGTCGTCCCTGCGGCATTGCCGGTCAGGATGATGGACTTCGCCAACTCCTGCGATTCTTTGGAGCCTTGGAAGAAGGCAACGCCCAATGCACCAGCAACCGCCGCGCCAATAGTCAGCGGGTTGATCAAGCCAAGAATGTAGCCACCCAAGGCACGCGCCGCAGCACCAACCCCGCCGAACATGTCCTTCAGCTGGCCGCCCTGCTGCAGGAAGACAGTCAGAGGGTTTTGCCCAGCCGCGAGCGAAGTCGCGATGTCGGTGAATTGCGCAGGCACCCCGCGGAGGGCGAAAGCCATCTCTTTGGCGGACAATCCAGTCCGCTGCATCGACGCCTGGACGAGACGCTGCTTCTCTCTCGCTGCATCCAACTGCGCGAGCAACGGAGCAAAGGCATCTACGCTGCCACCGCGCAACTGGATCAATGATTCGTAGAATTTTCGCGTACCGCGCTCGCCAGCACTGAGAAGGGCGATCTCTCTTTCGATTTGAGAGGTCAGCGCTCGCGAAGAACGATCAGACAACGATGGCCCGGCCGTACCGCCAGAAGAAGGAGTCCGCTGGGCTGCACGCTTGGCCTCGGCGCCAGCCTCCATGACCGCAACCTTGTAGGCCTTCCACTCCTCGGCGATCTGGCGGATCGCCTTGGTGTGCGCATCGACATTGGGCAGACCTTCCGCTGAGAACTGCCTCATCAGCGGGCCCATCTTCTCCTTCTGGAACTCCCCCCAAGTCATCGCCGACTTGGCGGCTTCACCAGAGACCTTCTTGACGGCCTCGGTCATCGACCGGGTAGCACGCTCTACGCCTTGAGCCGCACCCGTTCCGCTTGTTCCGATAGCGTCGATGCTCTTGCCGGCCTGCTGCGCCGACTTGGCAAGATCGGCCCCCATGTCACGGCCGCTCTCCTTGATGTCACCGAGGCCTTTCTTGGCGGTCGTCCCATCAACGACCACCTCAATGATCTCCTGCGGGTTTTCGGTGGACATGGCTTTCCGGAAAAGAAAAAAGGCGCCGAAGCGCCTCAGTTGTTGTCATGCATGGCCACAAGGGCCTCGTGTTCCATCAAACAGATGTCGTCGAACATCTCCCACCAGTCGTTGCCGGTGAGTTGCATGCGATCAAGGTATTGAAAGACCGCCTCATAGCGGAGACCTGTCGCCCCCTTGTTGCCCACGTTCCACTGCGTGCGCAGGCGAATGAAGGTTTCGACGGCGGGCCAGTTCTCTGGCCAGACTTCGACGGTGCGGGCGAAGTCGCTGGGGCGGAACCCGAACACATTCAATTCGTTCGGGTCGTCTTCCTTCTCGTAATACGCCGCAGCCGCCGCTCTCAGTTTCCCAGTCGCCCCTCAGTGACCGCGGTACGGTAGTCGTCCATGATGGCGCCGGCTGCAGCGGGAATCTCGGCACAAAGTTGCTGCAGGTTGGCGAGGGTGAGGTCTTCCTCGAGATTCCAGCCATCCAAGACCTTCAGCAGGAAATCGCCGTTGTAATCGCAAGCGTCCTCCATGAGTGCCTTCATGGAGAAGTCGCCTTCCTTGGGCTTTTTCAGCTTCGCGGCGGCATAAAGCTCGTCCACGAACTCCCCGTATTCGGTTTTGGTCCGGTACTTGAACACGCACTCGATCTGCCCTTCCGTGCCGTCGAGCATGGGAAACTTGACGGTCTTCTTGAAGTTCTTCGGGCGATTGCCGAGCTTGACGGTATTGGCCATGGTATGGTCCTTTTGTGGTCATGAAAAAGACCCGCGGGGCGCGAGGCCGCGGGCGAAAGGCGCCAATCCGAAGACCGGCGCCGCCGCAGTGCGGCTCAGGAGGCGTAGCGAACCGGACGGCTGTTCAGCGACAGGGTGGCCTTGACCACCATCACCTGGCCCTTGTTGAGCGTCGGGGTTTCGTTGAACGACACGATGCCGTTGTAGAGGATCAGGGAGTTGTCCGGCAGAACCAGCTTCAGCGCCCGGGTGGCGCGGGCCTCGCCGGCTGCCTTGAGGGCGATGTAGCCAGCCAAGGACGGGTCGTCAGCGATCTCGAACTGCAGGCTTTGCGCGGAGGTGATCGTCGGCAATTGCCGCTCGAAGTCATCCTCCATGAAGCTGAAGTTGGCGAACTGCTGGTCACCGCCGGAAGTGGTGAAGCCCATGATCTGGTTGATCTGGGTAAAAGCAGTGATCTTCCGCGACGACCCGGCGCCGCCGGCTGCGGGGTAGGCGGTGGTATCGGATGTGTCGATACCTTCCAGGTTGAAGGCGTCAGCGACCGAACCAGAGACGCGGACGATCCGGTTGGTGAGCTTCGACCACCCGGACGTGATTTCCAGAAGATCCGCATTGCTGTAACCATGCGCCGTCGAAGAGGCGACGCCCGGGTTCGCGTTGGTGATTGCGGTGATGGTCTTGGCCGACGCATAGGTGGTGGCCAGGAAGACGGTCGAACCGTCGGGGAGTCGAGCTGCCATGGTGAGGGCCTTTCAAATGAAAAAACCCGCACATGGCGGGTTATTGAGCACGCCCTTGCGGGCCAAAAAAAACCGCCCGGGGGTTAACCGGGCGGCTTGTGATGCGGTCTGGTCAGGTTATCTGTCAGACCAAATTGAGAATTCTTGCTGCGTTCCGTAGCGCTCCAAGTCGGGGTCGTGCTGGGCGTTCGGCTCCGACGCCGGGGCAGCCTGGAAGGTGGTCTCCATCCGCAGGGTTTGATCAACCAGCAGTTGGAGAGCTACCGCTGAGGCATAGGTGTCCGCCCAAATCTCTATCTGGTACACGCCGTTCCGTTTGCTCGGGACGTCCGACCCAAGAAAGCTGATCGCCTCGCCGCCGATCTGTCGGTAGGTGATGTAAGGCCGCGGAGTATTGAACGGGGCTGCATCGGGAAATGCTCGGTTACCCACCAGCGGCCCCAGGACGCCGAAGAGAAGTTCTTCTGCCGAAATGCGACTGAAGAATGCAGCAGACGAACCGCTTGAAATGAGACCGCCGGAGGCGATGAACGCCATCACTCTGGCGACTACAGCGCTGCCGCTGACGGATATCCCGCCAGACGCGGCATAGACCTTCAATTTCTCTACGGCAGCGATGCCTGATGCCGACAAGCCGCCAGAAGCAGTAAAGACTTTGTCCTTGGAAACGGTTGCAGCGCCCGAGACAATCATTCCGCCGGTGGCTGCATAATCACGGGAAACACTCGACGAAATTGAGCCAGAAATGTTCATTCCGCCAGTCGCGGAATACACCTTAGTCTTGGCAACGTCTGCCGCGCCGCCTGTGAGCAGCCCACCAGACGATGTATAGACGTTCCATTGCGTGACGTCAGCAGATCCGCCAGACTGGATACCGCCTATGCCCGAGTAACTGCGGCCCTTGGCGAGTGTCGCTGAACCACCGGACTGCAGGCCACCGGACGCTTGATAGACATTCCACTGCGTAACTTCCGCAGAGCCGCCAGATTGTAGACCACCACTTCCCGAGTACGAGAAGGTGCTGACGTCCGACAGCTCGAAGTTGATCGCATTCCCAGCCGGCGGCGTGTAGGCCGTCGTGAGGTCGAAGTTGATCGCATTACCGGCTGGCGGCGTGTAGGACATGACGTCAGACCGGCGTTATGTAGTCGAAGATCTTTGCGTTGTAGTCCGGGGCGCCGGTCAGGATGTCGAACGCCATGCAGATGACCGGCCCTGCATCCCCGCAGTCGATGCTGAACGTGCCATCTGCGGCGGAGGTGGTCTGCCCGAGCAGCAGCCCGTCCACCCTGCGGTAAGCGCGGACCGTGCGCACCACTCCCACGTTGTTGATCTTCACAGTGCCAGACCCGTTCTTGGACGCGCCGCCCTGCAGGTACATCCGGCCGCCGAGCAGATCCACCTTGCCCACGGGGTTGCTCGTGCTGGTCACCGCGGATCGCCCCTCGAGCGAACCTGACCCGATAGTCCCAAGGTCGGCCAAGATCAGCTCCAGGTATTCGAGGTCTCAACAGCTACGCGCCCGTCCGTGGCAGCGCCGACGCTGTCATTAATCGCCTGCAGGATGAAAGTCTTTCCGTTCAACCCGCCGGTATTGCCGGTGAAGGTGTCGTTGTGCGAACCGGGGCGGTTGTGGCAGACGTTCCACAAACCTTTCATGTAGCCGCGGATGCCTTCTGCTCCATGGACATAGACGGGGGCGAGGAACAGTCCACCATCCGGGCCATTCGGATACGGCAAAGTCTTTGCAGCTGCGTTCGCAGCCCCCATCGTTCCGTAGGCGTGCTTGGCGTGGTCAGAATGCACGGCGTTGTTGTTGGAGCTACCCACGCCAGACGCGACGCGGGCGATGTAGTGGCCAGCATGGCTCGGAACATCGTTCACAACGTTCCCGGAGGCAGATGGCACAGCAAGCAGCGAAAAGTTGTCCACGTTGAAGGCGCTGGAATTCTCCGTCGTGCGACCGATGATCATGCAGCGGTACGTGTCGCTCGCCTTGTACGAGAAGATGTCACCGAACATGAAGTTGACCGTCGTGCTGACGTTGTCTCCGCACTCAACGAACAGGTAGAACACCGTCTCGTCAGCGACGATCACCCACGGCCGAGCAGTGGAATCAGCAGTGGCGGATTTTCTGACGAACAGACCGCTTGCCCGCTGCGCGGCGGTCGGGAACTGTCCGGTCCCAGTGTCCTGCGCAGTGGCGACCTCATAGCCCCAAACGCGAGCCTCGCGGGCCGCGCCTGCGCCTGGGCCGTTGTCCTGCACGTTCAGGTAAAAACCCGTGCCTGCCGTCGCGGAGTTGCGGAACACGGCCTTGTTCGTGCCGGTGAATGGCTTGGTCCAGCCGGCGCCAGTGGTGCCGTTCGATGCTACGATCGTCCCAGTCGCTGGCGTAGCCGGCGTACCGGACACGGTATAGTCGAACGTGTTCGCTGCGGCATTCGCCACAGTCACGTTGCCGTTGTATTCAGGCTGGGTCGCACCGCTAATACTGATCACCTGCCCATTGGTGTAGCCGTGAGCAGTCTTGGTGGCAGTGGCAGTAGCGCCAGAGCGCGTAATGCTGGTGATTGACTGCGTCGGATACCCAGTGACTAGGCATGCATCGAGCAGCGCCACCAGCGAATTGACGGTGCCGCTCAGCGTCGGGGCGCTGGCGTCTGTCGATTTATAGACGCGGACGGTCATCTCTCACTCCCAGCCCTGTGCGTCTGGGTCAGGCAAGTACCTGAGACGCTTGGCCGTCGCCTCGTCAGGGCGGCGGGCCTCGGGAATGTCGTCATAGGCGGCCTGAGTCAGCGCCCGGAGCGATACGTCGGCGCGCTCCACGGTCACACCCTTGTCGTCCACGTAATGGACCTCCCCGCTGGTCGCGGCAATGCCTGCCAAGATGCCAACACGCCCCTTGACAGTGACCCACATGCCTTTGCGCAGAATCATGTTTGCTGCTCCTCAGTCCAAACTCAGTGAAGGCGTGATCTGGATCTTGTCCCCGTTATTGACGATGACATATGGACCATCCGTGAAGCGTTCGGCCCAAGCGATCCGGCCGCTGGTCGTGCGGGTCACGTAGTACCCATAAATGCTCTGGTTCTGGCTGCCGGCCGAGGAAGTGAACGACTGCTGGGCGTAGCTCGCCGAACTCGGGGCGCCCTCCACCACGCTCCAACTGGCGCCGGTAAGCGTCACGCTGGAATAGCCGGTAAATGTGGCCTCCGTGTAGGTGGCTGCTGTGTCCGTCTCGGCGGGGGTGATGTTGTTCTGAAACAGCCGCAGGATCGGGTCCGTGGCTGCGGTGTGGTTCAGGAACGCCTTGAGGCCGTCGCCCTCGCCGTTGTTGGGAACAAGAAGTGCCATGGCAACCCCATAAAAAAAGCCCGGGGGTTACCCGGGCTGCGGTGATTAACGGATGAGCGGACTACCTGTCCGACCAGATGGAAAAGTCCTGCGATGTTCCGCGGCGCTCAATGTCCTGGTCGTAATGAGCGATCGGCTCGGAAACAGGCTCCGCACGGAAGACAGTTGCCGCACGCATGACCTGGTCAATGTGCATCTGCACCGAAATCGCTTCGGCGCGGGTGTCGGCCCAAACGTTGATCTGGAACAGGCCGTTCTTCTTGCTCGGCACCTCGCGCCCGAGGAATACCAAGGGCTGCCCGCCGATCTGCTGGAAGGTCACATAGGGGCGCGGCGTGTTGAACGGCGCAACCACCGGGAATACCCGGTTACCAACCAAGGGCGCCAAGATGGTGAAGATGTCAGCCTCGACGGTCATACCATTCCCAGCACTTCAAGCAGTTTGGCTTCCGCTGCGGCGCTGGCTTGTGGAAACTTCGACAGCGCCGGCCGGATGAACGGCTGTGCGGCGATCTGCTGCGGGCCACCGGGAAGCGTCACGTAGTAGGCGTCTTTCTCCGCCTGCGAAGCTTTGCGTCGCGGTTTTGGCGTGCCCTGCTTCTCGGGACGAATCGCGGTGTGCCACTGGCCATCCTTGCCGACGTAGGAAGCGTACCGGCGGATGTGCCCGTACTCGAGAAGGTGGCCATGTGGCGCCTTATTGGCGTTCCATGAGATGCGATAGACGGCCACGCCAGGACCAGACTTTTCCTTCGAATAGACTTGGTAGATCGACTTATCGAGATTCCCAGTCACCTTCCCGATCTTCGCCACATTGCGCTTCACTTCGTCGTAGAGCACTTGCGCAGCCGCTTGGGCAACAGGCCGAACGGACTCCTCGATATCCGTGCCAATCACGTCGATCATGCGATCCAGGCCGTCCAGATCGACAGTGATGGCCATACTCATTTCACGAGCTCGCAAACAAGATCGATGTACTGCCGCCTGCCATCGGGCAAGACCGCCTTGATGTCGTAGGTATCGGCCCCATTGGCAACACGCATCCCAGCATCGACACCGGTCCGCCAGCGGATTCTGATGCTCGCCTTGACGGTCGAAACATCGGCGCCCGACTTGATCGCCTCCACGCCAGACAGGCTGCGGATGTTCGCCCAGACCGTTGCGGCGGTGGACCAGGTCGTCATCGGCTGGCCGAGCGCATCTTGTCCGGCCGTCCGCGATAGAAGCGTCACGAGACGGTTGAGGGTGCCGATGCGCATGGTCAGAAGGTATGAACCCGATGCGGCGCCAGCAGAGCATCAACCGCCTGTGGCAGCATGGCGACGTTGTCGAACGTGACCGACTCCCGGTTCTCGTACCAGTGGCCAATCAGGAGCAGCATCGCCTGACGCAACGCCGCCGGCACTTCGCCGAGGAAATGCGTCCCGGTCCCGGCGCCTGTGATGTCTATCGCCGCACCGCCGGCACTGGCCGCCAGTTTGAAGTCGTTGCCGGACATGTCGCGGACATAGTAGTCGGTATTGGCGGTGAGCCCAGCCGGCAGTGCGCCGCCGCTGTTGGTCAGCCGCACGACGTCGCCGTTGGACTTGCCATGGCCGACCGCGGTCAGCGTGTCGGTCGTCGCATTGACCGTGAAGGCCGTGGCGTACCCGGCGACGAAGGTCACCGTGACCGCCTTCGGGTAAACGTAGGTGGCTGGCCAGGGAACGGCGTAAGGCGGAACCACTACCCCTGGCGCCTCGTCAGCATCCACGACATAACCGGTCGTCGCCAGCGTTTGGCTTACATTGCCGCTATCCAGATAGGAAACGCCGCTCACCGATCGAACCGGCGCGCGCAGGTCCAGGCGGTCCCAGAAACACGGGTAGTACGCCTTCAGCGTCTGCGTGATCAGCGCGCGGTTGCACACATCCTCGACGTGCTGGCGCGCAGTGATGATCAGCGCCGAGATGAGGGCGTCGTCAGCTGTGATGTCGGTTTCGACACGCAGTTGCACCTTGGCTTCCGCAAGCGAAATCGGTTCGACCAGCGGGCCGGTTGTGACGACGATGTTTCCGCGCATGGTCAGGCCTTACGGGGACGGCCCGGGCCCTTGCGTTCAGGAGCCACAGGCACGGCTTTGTTGTCCGGATCGGTGGCGGCATTTTCTTCCGGGGCGGAAGCGGTTTCCGGCTCGAGCTCCGGCTCGGGCTCGGGCCCGCCGGCGGGCTTGACCGACATGATCGACACGGGCGCCGCCGCCGGCTCATCGGCAACCTCTTCCGCCAACTTCGCGCCGACAAGCGCCTTGCCAAGATCGACGGCGCCCGGCGAAGCGCCGAGGTCGTATTCCTTGCCGGCCTCGTAGGTCGCGACTTTGATGCCGTCGACGCTGCCCGGCGTGGTTTTCAGCATGCGGATTTTCATGGCTCACTCGAGGATGAAGTGGAAAGTCCCGGTCTTGACGTTGGCGACGGCGATCTTGTCGTTCACCGCCGCGCCGGCGGCGGCATAGAGCGCGGCCGCACCGGCGGTGCTGTGCGTTGCCTGCCGCGGCGCCCGGGTGGCGCTGGCATTGACGCCAGTCTCGGTCCAGAGGGTTTCCCCGGTGGCCTCGGCGGTGATGGTGAAGGTTGAGCCATCGGCAAAGTCCGTCTTGACGTAACGGACCTGTGACAACTTGCCGGTGACCGTTTCGGAATAGGCCGTTGCCGACCCATCCGCCGCAGTCGTGACCGTGACGGCCAGTCGTTGGGCGAAACTCATGATCAGCCCTTGTCGCCCAGGTTCATCCAGTGCAGGGTGATGGTGCCAGTGAAGGTCACAGTGCCTGCGGTGTGAGTGGCATCGTCGTCCACCACCAGGTTGAGATACACGTCCTTTGCGGTTGCGGTGCCGTCCAGCCAGCGAGCTCCGGACTCGGTCAGGGCGGTGGCTACCGAGACAGCATCCACCACGGCGACCTTGGCGGTTGCGGCGGCGACATCGACCTCGGGCATGATGTCTGCCTCGGTGCCGGTCAGAGTAGCGCCAGTGGTAGCCGTGGCCGTACCCAGGGCGATACCTCCGGCCCAAGTGTTGATGATGGTGCCGGTAACGCCACCGGTGACGGCGCCATCAATGACCGCGCCCAGGGTGCAGATCAGGCCTTCGGGGAAGTCGTAGACCTTGACGCCGCCGTATTGGGCGACGGCCGCATCGTCGGCAATGGAAATCGGCAGCGCCGTGCAGGTCAGCACGGTCTTGTGGATCACCGGGACAGACTCGGTGACCGTCACCGTCGATCCGTTTTTGGCACCCACCCCATCTTCGGTCGTAAGCACGGCCCCGGAAGCAATGTGCAGCGTGCCGCCAATGACATCACGGGCACCGCCCTGCTCGCGGTAATTCAGTACGTTTTCGCCAGCCATTTCGTTCTCCAGAAAGCGAAAGGGCGGCCGAAGCCGCCCTAAAAGTGGTCAGAGAATTGCCCGGTTACACCGGCGGATTGGCAGTCGGCGCATGCATCGGGTGGCCAAGGACAGCGACAGCGGAAACCGGAATGTTGCCGGTATTGTTGGCCGGAGTCAGAGTCAGCCGAACATAGCGCTTGTTGCCGACGTACCCGATCTTCCGGGTCTCGTTGTCGTCAGCGAAGGTCAGGCCAGCCAGAGCTTCGGTACCGAGCAGTTGCGCATCTGCCACGGCTGCCGCATCGGTCAGCGTGGCGCTGTCGCCATCCTCGACCAGCGCAACAACCGTCGCATCGGCATCGGATAGCGTCCCGGTGGCGATGGCGAAGGTGAGCGAGTTGTATCCGTAGGTATCGATGATCTCGGACACCTGCGCGGTGTTGTCGGTGACCACGACCGGGCTGATGGCCCGGATGATGTGGACGTTGTTCATCAGGTCGCGATTCATGTTTGTTCCTTTGCAGAGAGAGGATCAGAACCCGGATTGCTCCGGGCCCCATTCGCCATGGGTTAAACAGCGCACTTCAGCTTGCGCATGGCTTCGGCAAGGACAACCTGCCCGCCAAGACGGCGACGGAACATGAAGCGGATGTTGCCGCTGGTCGCCTGCGTGAAGGGATCGCGCAGCATGGTCATGGCAATCCGATCCACCAGCACGTAGCCGCGGCGGAAGTCGCCGAAGCACACCGGGAATGTGTTGGCGCCCTGGCTGGGCATGTCAGGGCACTCCACATAGGGGGCGCCGTTGATGGTGTTCGGGATACCGGCAGCCAAACCGGGGACCCACAGGTACTCCCCGTTGCCGTTCTTGAGTGTACGGACGGTCTTCAGAGAGCTGCGGTTCAGGCAGTACATCCCGTTCTTGCTGTACGCCGTCTTGATGTCGTAGTACAGGTTCAGGATGCCGTCTGCGGTGATCGCAGCGGCAGCGCCGGAGTTGGTGATCCCGACAGAGGCATTGATGAGCATACCTTCCGGCTTGCCAACCCCGTTGCCGCTGACAACCGCAGCGCCTTCCGCCACGGCAAACTGGGTCTGGGCTTCCTCGCGGATTTCGGCCTCCAGATCGAACGCAGAGTCCTCCAGGTTTTGCGAGGAAATGTCGATCAGCGCGTACATCTCATGCGCGTGGATTTCTTCCATGCCGTAGGTCTGGCCGGTGGTTTCGGAGCGCGTTCCCTGCTCCGCCACCCATTGAGCCGCGAATTGGCCGGTCCGTTTGGGCAGCTGGATCGACTTCGACATGGTCTGACGCACGCGCACCATGGAGCGCATGGGGCTGAACTCGGTCACGCCCTTGATGATCTCGCGGACGTACTCGATCGGCGCCAGGTAGCCGCCAGTCGTATCGTTGCCGACCGACAACGAAGCATAGCGCTTGCCGACATCGTCGAGGGCCGCGCGCTGGTCGTCGGTCAGATTGACGATCCCCACGGTGTTTGCGGCGATAACGCCACGCGCCCAAGTATTGACGAAAGCCTTGAGGTCTTCCGGATCTTTCTTCTTGCCACTGATGGCCATGCGGTTGATGGTCGCCTCGATGTTATCGACCTGCTCCTGCATCGCCTTGGCGCTTTGCTCGGCCGCAGTGAGTTTCTGGTTCAGCGGCTCGAACTTGTCGAAATGCTGATTCAGCTTGTCGATCTGCGCTTCGAGGTTGTCGTCGCGCTTCTTCTGGTTGGCGTCATTGACGCGCTTGAATTCCTCAAACGCGTTCATGACTTCCTGTACGGGGTCTTTCTCGGCCATGGTTGGCTCCTTCGTAAACGAAAAAACCTGCCGAAGCAGGTTGATTGGGTGGGTGCTGCGAGAGATTCAGGACGTCATGGCGCGAATATGTTTCGCGAGCCGCAACAGCCCTTCGGTCGCCTGCCCGCCCCCATCGTCGCGATGGGCCTTGGTCGGCGCAAATGGCTCGTCGTCGCGATGAGCCATCGACTTCGTAGCCAAGGCGGCAATGCGCTTGGCTTGTAGTTGGGAGCAGCCCTCTACATCACGCAGAAGGCGCTCGAATTCACGGACGGACGGATCATCTTGTCCGTTCAGAAGGTCTTGGGGGGCGTGAATGAAGAGAGGCAGCATTGCCGAGCGAGCGTGCGCTTTCTTTTCTTTCTTCTTGGCCGGAACCATCGCATCGGCAAACCCTGCGTCTACAGCTTCCTGGCCGCGGAACCACGTTTCCTCGCCAACCCACTTTTCCAGTTGAGCGCGATCTTTCCCGGTTCGGGCATGGTAAATGTCGATGATCCCGGCCTCCAGGGTATCCAGCACATCGGCCTCTTTACGCATCGCCGTGGCGTCGCCGATCGAGATTGACCACGGCTTGTGGATCATGATGTGCGACCCTTCGGCGATCCTGATCTCATCGCCAGCCATGGCGATCACGGATGCAATGGATGCCGCAACCCCTTCAATGTCCATGA